GGATTGGCTCTGAGCCTCGTTCGCCTACTTCGGCGTGTTCCAACACTCTAACACCTGCACCTCTGAGCGCATATCAAATATATATTTTATGATCACATCACACCAAAGGCAGAGATGTAATGCTCCTCCCGTTGGTATGCCACACTCCAACACCCTAAAACAATTCCTCTACACACTGCGCTTCACCATCTTGCGTAAATTATTTTGTCTCACATAAAAAATCGCATGGTGATCTAACTACGCTCCCGTAGATAACGCCCACCACTTGCGAAAGTGGCACACCCATGCAACTAGCCGATTGTCAAACTTTTATTTCAAACACTCACAACGAACAACAGTTGTGCAAACCTTTCCCCGAATATCTGTAACGGTATAAAGATCATGCACAATAACTCCATCCTCAATTCGTAAACCATCATCCCAACCCGTACCATTACAAATCAGGCAGACTGAAACATTAGCGACAGATCCGTCTAAAACACTTCGCACCATTCTTTTAATTTCGGGTAACGAAGGAATTGTGTTGTGCTTCTCTACTAACCCCATAACTTCTCTGCCCTGCTTCACATCAATAGACAAAAGCAAGGCATCATCACGCCATAACGCTTTCATGCCGTTACGAGGAACAGGTGTTGTTGGATACATCCCACAGATCTTGTCAATCATTGAATCAATCTGAATCGGTGTCATCTCTTACCCTCCTAAAGTTGGATCAATCTACCTTGCGCAACAGGAATTGCTACAAACTGTTCTGCCTGCGTATAAATAGTGTTCTTTGTGACAACAGGTGCAGATAAAAAAGTTGCACCAGAAATCAACAGGGCATGTGTGCGCTCATCATTTAACATGACAAACCAAGTCAATTTGTCTGCTGTAGCGAACTTGCGTTTCCGATTACTAAAATGGATTGTGTCAAAAGGAAACACTGAGCCAGACCAGTTGTGTTTAACCTCTACTTCAAACTCGTAGCACTCACCCTTCAACACTCCCTGAACATCAATACCGTATTGATCTGGATTAACCCACGCCATAAAACCTCTACTGACTAGCCACTCAATGACCTGATGCTTTGCATTGTCATCTGCGTTGTAATGCTCCTCAGAAAAAACTTTGTTCACAACAATGCGCACAACTCTGCGAACTCATCCAACGACATCAAAACAATGCCCTCGGAGGTGCCGTCAGGCATCGCTATCATTGCGAACGGTCTAATATCACCCAACGATTTTGAAGCATTACTCTGAAGGCGTGCATCACGGAAACGAGTCCAGATCGCATTAATCTGTGCACCTGCTTTCACCTCAACCCTAAACATGCCACCCCAATGCTCCTCGTGTCGTGTACCAGCATTACCTGTAGCAGCCAACCCCAACTTCTTTCGTGCAATACGAGCCTTGCTATCGCCCTTAGAACGGTTGCGTTTACCTCTAGCCGTAGGATCACTGCAACCCTTTACACGGCGTAACCCATCACGAGCAGGTCTGCCAAGCGCACCGAACTTAGGGCATCCAGTCAGATTACATTTCTCTTGATTGCCTTGACATTCGCCTTTGCGCTCATCCATTGGTTAGAGCTTCTACATAGGCTTGTCGTGCTTCTGCACAAATGTTGCAATCAATCCGTGCGCTACGACAAATATCAAAATGGCTCATCATCGTTGCCAAGCCACGCCACTTGTCGATCTCTGTTAATTGATTTTCTGGAAACGCTCTGCGCAATCCTTCGTGCGCTAAAACCAACTCATCATTTGCTATCTCAACTTGTTTTTTTAATTCGGCAATCTCGAGTTTAAGTTGATCTACTTCACGATGTAACACCATATTTGCTTTACGCAAATCCTGCAACTGATCGTGACTACCCCAATTACTGTTATACCTACTCATCGTCATCCTCTGTCTTTCCACATTTCGTTTCTTTAACAATTTTTGCTAAAACACAATCACAATCAGGTTGAGTTTGTCCAATCGATTTCATCTCCTGCGCCTCAATTCGTCACGGTGAACTCTGCGCTGTGCTGGTGTCATACCACCAAACACACCCCAACGATCACAATCCTCATCCAAACTAATTACCAAATCTAAACATTGTTGGCGTACAGGACAGCGAACACAAATAAGTTTCGCTTCATCCCAACGAGACTCAAATGCGTTGTATTCAGGAAAGAACACTTTCGAGTCCAAACCTAAACACAACGCATCCTCACGCCAATGATCACGCCTCAAAAGGCTTCTTCTTCAGGTAGCACAACTGGCTTACCAACTGTTGCTTCCATCAAAAGTTTGATTAGTGCTGAACCTTCTTTAGTTGTCAATTCACTTACCGAAGTCTTTTTAAACTGCTGCTTCAAGATTGGTGTGACATCTCCATCAACTTTTTCTTTTGCAAGTTTACTAATCAAACCTTTTTGTTTATCGCTAATCGTTCCTGCTGATGAAGCAGCTTTGATCGGTGTAATAACTGCTTCAACAACAGTTGCACCACCAAACATTTCTGCTACTTCAGAAGGAGACACAACACGATCATCAACCGATTGTGACGCTGGATGATTTTGTATCGAACGCTTCACATCGTCTGTGCGCACGATAGTTGTGTTATCTGACCAATCTTGTTTAGACCACAAACTCAAAGCGATTCCGAAACGCATACTGGCGTTCCTCAAAAAGTCTCCGATCAATTCTTTGTCCAAGTCTTGTTTATCGGCACGAACCGAACCGACACCTAACAAAGTTTTTCCAAGCAGCGTGAGGTTCGCCCACATTGTTGCAGTTCCGTTCTCAATATGAATTGCTGGTCTGCCGTTATCCCAAGCGACAGGTTGCCAATTCCAGTTCGGATCGATCTCAATCAAGATTTTTGTGATGTCTGCGTGACTCACATACGCCAGATTGATTCCGTTGCGTGGAATAGTGCCAACAATCTTTGGATCAGGAATTGCGTACTGTTCCAAAACTGCTTTAAGCATTTGTGTTTCTAGTTCCTCAGTCATTACTTTGCCTTCTTTCTGTGTGTTCTCATCACACGGTATGGGTTTCCTTGCTTGATGTATTGCTTTACTAACTCTGGATTCTCTAACTTCAATCGTGCAGCATCCAACGATTCTTTTCCTGCCTGCTGTTTCCACGAAACTATCTGCTCACCAAGCCAAGTACCAACATCGTTGCCCAACATTATTTGTGCCAACGCATCTTTCGCTTTAGATTCCAATTCAGCAGCTTGTTTCGCTAACGCACGGGCTTCTTCCAACTGATGTACCCAATCTATTGCGCCTTCAGGCAATTCGATACTTGTTGGTTGCACTTTGAATATGCGTGCGATGTCATCTGCGCTGAAATTGTTTATCTCATCCATCGGAGGCGTATTGTTATCGACCCATTCCCCGAAAATCTCTGACTCTAAAATTAAACTATCTACAGCCAACGGATTTTCAGGCAACTCAACAACACTTAAACGCATATCACGATCCAGTACGCTGAACCAAACAGGCACATCTAATACTGCTTGTTGCGCCCAACCTTGCCACAGCCATTCATCAGGCAAATCGCCTGAATCATAAATGCTGTAACGAGTAGTTGTTTTTGCTTCCACAATTACTGTTGGTTTCTGTTCGTTGTCCACGCCATCGAGACTGATCGACAAACGCCCGTTACGATAAATAACTTCAGGCGTAAAGATATTTACACCTAACTTGTTTGACGCATTCACAATCAATGGCGTTTCAAGAATGTTGCCACGATCAAACACAGCGTTTGATGGTTGCTCAACTGGCTCGTTCAGTTTGTCTGCGAACAGCTCTGCACGGGTCTTGTACGGACTTGCACCCATCAAAGTTGGTATGTCTGACGCACCGAAAACGCAATTACCGTTCTCATCTTTCCAGCGTGCAAGCAACCAATCTTTACTGCCGTGCTTCTCTTTTGCTACTACCTTCATCTGTTCCTTCTTTCTTGTTTGTTGTCTGATCTCAACTATTACTCAGGGGTGTAACAGAGTTATTTTTTGTCTAGCGCCCGATCCGATTTCGGATCTCGTACTTCCCAAGTTCGCTTCTCAATCCTCTTAAACATATCGCCGTGA